TGACTAGGATCCATAGACTTACTTATTTCTTCTCCAACAGAAAAAACATTGGTTTCATTAAAACCTGTTCTAGAGTTAAAAACACCTGAATATATAATAGAGTTAATTCTATTTAATTGAACTGGATTATCTTCATTTATGTAAGCTTTTACTCCAAAATCAACTGTGGTATTATTGTAACCTCCTTTTATTCTAGCTTCTTCTACTATCCAGTTTCTACCTCCTATTGAGGTTTCGTCAGTAGCTGCATTTATTGGGAATACTCCGTTTTTGTAAGGTGACCAAAATATACCAGGCCAAACAGGTGTCCAAGATTCTACTTCTGGACTTACAGCTCCTTGATTTACTCTTGATCCAGTTTTTTTAATCCAAAAAGAATTATAATAACTTATAGGTACTCTTGCTGCCATATTATGCTATTGTTAATAAATTAATACGTTTAGTTGTCGTAGTTCCAAAAGAGTCAGTTACGTTTAAATCAAAACCTATCCAAAACATGCCAAAACTGCCTATAAACTTATCTTCATTTTCTGGATCAACTGGATCAGGAAAAGGTCTATTTAAGAACAATTTACCGTGACCTAGTTTATTGTTTAATATAATTCCTCCACCAAAATTGTAACCTCCACTATCTGGAATCAAACTAGTTTTAGAACCGTTGATACCAAAGTAAGATAATAAACCGTTTGGTCCACCTACAATGCTTATAACGCCATCAACGTTTATAGATACATGATTAGATATTATAGTAGCTATTTCACCTGTAGAATCACTAAATCTACCTGTTGGATTTATAGGATCTGCTAGTATATCACCCGTTGGAAAATGAAAATCTGACAAACTGTATGTTAAATCATCTTGCCATCTAGAAGTATTTAAAGTTCCATTTAAAAAACCAGTGCCACCATTAACTCCAGCGTCTATAAATCTAGAAATGTTTTCTAATTCAAATATATTCCAAGGTCCAGGTTGTGATGAGTTTGAGTCGTATTTAACAAAAGGATGTAATTTACCTAATTGCATTTGATCAGCTGGTGGTGTTATTTGATTTTCAAAAAATGTTAAACCTTGTGGAATTTGAATTTCAACGCGAACTCCTGCTATATCTTGAAATGGATAGTTTGGCCAACCACCTTGCCCAGAGTTGGTAGGGTAAGTTCCATTATCATACATTAAGCTTTTCCACCAGTATACAGCGCTGTACTTATCTATATACCTAAGACTAGGGTTGAATATCAGATCTCCCCAACCTCCACTCATCAAGTAAGGGCAGTAATTATCACTTGTCTGTCCAGAGCCATATTTTCCACCATTGTTTTTTCCAAAATACCAATTCTCTATCATAAATTGAGCATTACTAGTGCTCTCAAAATATGTTTCAAGATTTTGTAAATTATCTACATTAGTGAATTTTTTACCTGGACCAACTTGGCTGTCATAGTAATAAGCAACTGGAATATTACCATATTGACCTATTCCTTGATCTGCTTTGTTATCACCAGCGTTAGGCGATGCGTAGTAATAAGGTTTTAAAGATTCACCTGTTCCAGTAACTCTTTGGTAATCTCTATAAGGTTCAACTTCAACAGGTATATATGCTTCGCCTAATTGAACCCCGCCAGGGTTACCTTGTTGATTAAACTGTGGTTGAACATTACTTAATTGCCCTGAAAAACTTAAGGTATTATTAGTTTCATTATTAGCTGTGGCTGTGATATTAAAAGTAAAATTTTGTCCTTGATCAACGTAAAAATATCTTTTAGCATAAACATTAAATCTACCAGTGTTAGCTAGTGGACTACCAGCTTGTTGAGGAACTAAAATAAAGTCGTTAACTATGTTAGTGGATGGATTAACGCTTGAGAAAACAGAGTCTAAAGAGCAAGTATTATTAGGTGATAATAAAGATATTCCATCTACATCTAGTAATTCAACAGTGTATATAACAACTCCTTCTTGAGGACTACTTACAGTACCTGTTCCTTGAAAATAAGGTTCTGTGTTTTCTCTAAAGCTAAGTGTTTCAGTTTGATTTAAAGATACAGGTCCTAATGTACCAGTATTTATACTACTATTTAATTCTGAAATAAAACCACTAGTAGATGTTTCATAGTAAATATCTAAGTTGGAAACAAAAGGGTTTGTCTCGTAAACACCTAAAGTGCTCCACGTAGCGTCAGTAGTATTAGCGTCTGTAACTCCGAATAATTTATTATTTATAACATTAGCTATAGTTGCCACTTTACCTTTATATAGTTTAGTAGGCTCTACTTCTAAACCTTTTGTAGACAAAGATCCATTAGCTATGTTTATGTCACTAACAGCATTGTAGATAATAGAACTAACTTCATCGCTTCTTCTTAGTGGTGATATAAAATAACTTGTAGTATCACTTAAACTATTAGGGCTGTTAGTTATTGGGTTTACCTTAGGAAACAACCTAACTGATGATCTAAATTCTTTTTCTTCAGGACCAACATTACTTAAGTCTTTAGGAACTTTATTTATATTATCGTTTACTAAAGAAAAATAACTATTTAAAAAGTTATAATCAGCAGTGTCGGTCCTGTAAGCGCTAGGAGTATATACGTTGTAATACTCTTGCTCTTGTTGTTTTACAACTATTTTGTAAGTATACCAACCAAGTGGATTTTCAGCACTGTATAAGCCTGGGTATCCTGGCTGTGATATTGTTTCTGGTATAGCAGTTTCTAAATATAAAAGCATTTGCTTACCTGTGAAATTCAATATATCATTAGCTGAAAAATCATTAGCTGTTGAGTAAGGATTATATATTGTTGAAGCACCAAAAGATCCAAAAGCTGCATCATCAAAAGAGTCTTGTATACTAGAGAGAACAACGTCAGATTGTCTACCATATCTATCAGATAATACTATACCAACTTGATATGTTCTATTTTCTTTTAAAGTATGATTATTAAATACTCTTTTATCTTGAGATAAAGGAATATCTGGTTTTCTAGCAATAGCAAGCTTGTAATCTATGTTTAATGGAGAAGTGTGTTTATCTAAGTAATTACCATACATAACTCTATTTCCAGAAACTTCCTGAGCTAAAGCTCTTATTGGAGCCTTGTCATAGACTCTTGTAATATCTTTTTCTGGTAATACTCTAATAGGCTTTGTCGACTTATAATTATATTTAATATAGTAATCATTGCCGCTATCTGATAGATTATTTACAAAAGTTTGATCTAGAACATCTACTACTTTAACTGTTGTTTCATCTGCAAATTTGCATAATATCTCTACTTCTTTTATGTTTAAACTACTAAAAGTTGTTGACCAACTAGAGTAAGAAACCGGTGTGGTATTGTTAGCTTGAAAAGGAGTTCTTATATATAGATCAATGCAGTCAATATTGTTTTCAAAGAAATTAACAACAGAGCTTTTGGCGGCTAACTCTTCTTCGTTTAACACAAAACTACCGAAGTTTTTAGGAGTAAAAGCTATTTGAGTAAATGGAGCCATTAGAGAGTACTCGTTGTCATCGAACTTATATCTATAAGAGAATCTAACAAATTTATCTTTTAAAAACTCTGAATCTCCAGAAAAATTAACATCGTAATCAGGGTTAGACCTGTAAAAAACAACGGTGGAATCATCTAAGTTTATAGGCACTCCTGGAGAGCTTTCCGGTACTCCACCACTAGAGTTTTGAATAGTTATTTGTCTTGTAGAATTATTATAAGCTATAACTTTATAACCTTCATCTACTTTCATTGTGGGTTCACTAGTACCTGAATTAGCTATATATATTTCAGAGTCAGCGTATACACTATTGTAACCATCTAAAACAGGAGCGGCTCCGTTAGAGTTTTGTATAATATAAGTTCCATTAGCTGGCGTCCCTCCAGACAAAGTACATTCAAATATAACAGGTAAATAAGGATCACTACAGTTTTTTAAACCATATTGAGAAAAAGTTATTACATCTCCTGAAGACCAAGTTGAATTAGAACTTAAAGTAATGGTATCAGGATTTACACTTGAGATAGATTCTATATATATATCCTGGCCTATAGTTCCACCTTGTGGAGTTAGTGATACGGGCATACCAACATATAAACCTTCTTCAATCGCGGAACTTCTTACATTTAAACTTAAAGACGTTCCACCTGGCCCTGACTGACTATTAGTGGCTTGAAGTTTTATTTCTTTATAAAATTGAAGCGGAACTGAAGGATAGAACTTAGCTACTGAAACTTTATCCTCGCTATCATAATAAGAGCTATTAGTAGAAGCTATACTTATGTTTATTTTTCTAGGTTGATTTCTATTATCAGTCCAAAATAATAAGTTTTCAATTAAGTTAACACCATATATCCGATGTGTTTTAGAAAAGTTTAAGAAACTTCCTTGAACAAGTATATTAGAAGAATTTGTAGTAAAATCATATCTAACTATATAATTGCTAGAAGCCACAGGTGCTCTGTTAGAAAGCTGATCAATAGAAGAATCTGTATAATTAGTTATAAAAACATACAAAGCATTGTTTACTTCTTCAACTAGATACCCTATTATTTTTAAATTAGTATCTGTTAGTCCAAAGCTAGACAAATCATTATTGCCTAATATGTTTTGAAAAGTTCCAACGCCATCACCTTCTGATCTACTTATAGTAACGTTTTGACCTACTCTATATTCACCTTGAGGAATCAACCTATCATCTAGATCTTGATTCATCTTGGCTTTTATAAAATTATTTTTACTTTCTGCCATCTTTAATGTTTAATCCATTTAGATTTACCACGCATTACTTGAGCAAATTCTTCAAGTTTAATATTACTTAATCTTATTTTAGCATTTCTTAATTTAGCTGATCTTTCTCTCTTGTATCTTTGAACTATGTACTCAGGAAAATTAGCTCTAGAAGCCACCATAGAATGCATTATATGAGCATATAACGCTTCTTCTGCCATCTTAGGTACTTTTGTATTAGAATCGTAAGATAAGCCATCAGAGATGTACTCTAATATAATCAATTGATTTGCTAAACCACTAGAAAAACTAAACTTACCCTCTCTTTCATTTATAGTAAACCAACCATTTTTCTGAGATGCTTGAGGTTCTAAACCATATCTTTGACCATAAGCCATTTTCCACCACGACCAATCATACACATTAGCTTGATCAAATATTTCATCTGTCAGTTGTCCTGTGATATTTAAATTGTTGTTACTAGCCCATCTAACATCGGTTTTAGCTTGTTGTGACTCTAGATTTTCACCAGTATTATCTTGCTCAGGTATTCCATTTGTATTCTGCAATAATGGCTGTGTAGGATTACTAGTTAAAGTAGTTGGATATATAATATGTTTAACGCCAGATGAATCTACCCAAGACAATTGAACATAGTTAACGTAGTCTTGAGGTATCGGCAGAGATAAACTTGGTGGTATTGTAAGTTCTTGTGAGTTAACAGATTTTAAAGTGTCATAACTAAATTCTTGTAAACCTCTTTTAGCATGAAATATAACATCTGATCTTTTTGCTCTTGGTATAATTTTATCTAAACCAACATAGGCGACCATAAAGTTATTTACGATGTCTATTAAACTGGTGTAAGCATAGCTACCGTAATTATCCCATATAGACTCCTCTAGCAGTTGTATTACTATAATATCGGTTAAAATAGGTGCAACTACTAATGTAATTGAATTACCATCAATAGTGTAGTCGATAGTTGACGTTAGCTCTGTACCATTTTTTAATACTTTAAAATTAGGCTTGGGTGAAGTAGCTAATAATGTGTCACCAGTCCAAGTATAAGGACCAAGACTTGTGGAATTAGTAAAAGCTTGTTGACCAGCATAATATTGAGCGTTAGTTTCGTTTATTAATCCCATGTTTTATTATCTTTTAGAATTTATTTCTTCTTGCTGTAGTTCTTGAGCAGCTGCTTGAATTATTTGTGGATCTCTTATAACGATACCAGAATATTTTAATATAGATAAAATAACTTCAGTTTGTTGACTTTCACTTATTTCAAAATTAACAGATCCAGTAGTTGGAATAACACCAGCGCCAGTATTGGTAGGTTCATATACATATTGTCCTAACGATCCTAAACTATAAGCCCAAATAACATCTAAAGGTTTTCTAATATAATTAAAACCAATATCTGAAACCAATGGCGTAGTTGCAATTGGGTAAACTGTTAATTTATCTTCTTGATATATTGCTACTGGAAAATTAGTAGTTGGTTGAGTGAGAGGAGATAATCGCTGTTGGTGATAATCTCTTTTGCTTACTATTTCTAATTCTGGAGAATTCGTACCTATTTCATAAAAGGCAGATCCAAATCTATGTAAATCTGTAGGCTGTGTATAAACGTTGCTAGTTACAGCAGAAGCGTTTGAGTTTTTTTCAAATACTTGAAACTCTTCTCTTATGTGGTCCATTCTAGATGCAAACTCCACATTTGTTTTTGGCATACGTATGTATTGGTTATAATCTTCAAAAAAGCTTTCAAATATTTCTAATTGAACTTGAGTAGCTATCTTGTTAAACTCATCAGGTGTTAAGTATCCTCTTTGTTCTTTATTAAGTATACTCAAAACTGTGGTATATACCGTGTTTACGTTTATTGCCATTTTAATATTTTTAAAAAAAAGGGTGGCGATAAAACCACCCTTAATTATAATCACTTGTTATTTAAGCTTTTTATCTATTGATTTGTAAACTTCAAGTCCTTCATCTGTTTTAAACCACGCAGCCATAGCTGAGTAAGGATTTTCATCAAAAGGTACTGTCATTAATTTACGACCATTAGCAGCCCATTTAAATGTTCTTTGATCATCATCAAGCCTAACAATATTAGCTTCAACAGATCTAATTGCAAAATTTCTTAACTCTACATTTTCATCTTGAGCTAAATCTAAAAGCAAAGCAGGTTGTTGCCTTGCGAAGAGTAATAAATCTCTTTTTAATTCTTTAGAGCTTAATTCAGTTACAGAAGAACCTTTTTCAACTCTTAAAATAGCTTCAGCTTTGTCTATATCCATTTCATAAGCCATATTCATAGCTGCTATTTCCATTTCAAGATAATCAAATTGATCAACTGCTTCTTCTATCTTATCATGCTCTTGAAACAAAACGCCTTTATGAGGGTGTTTAGCCAAGAACTCTTGTAAATTTCTTTTTTCTTTAGGAACCATTAAATGACCTTGGTCAAAAACAATATGCTTTAAAGTAGCTGAACCTTTTTGTTCATCTACAAATATACTTTTTTGATTAGTAGCATATCTCAATTCTCTTTCATAACCTTTGTCTTCATCAAACCAAACACAAGGATATCTTCGTGAATGTCTAGATGTTATTGTGAAAGTTAATGGCGTTTTATTTCCTAATAAGTAATAGTTTCTATCTTTATATTCCCAAGTATCTTTTTGAACTTTAGGAGTTGCTGGAGCTTTAGCTACAGGTTTTTTGTCTTCTTTTGTTTCCATAATATAATATAATATAATAATTAAAAAAAGACCCCGCCGAAGCGGGATCTTATTATTGTTTTAAGCTACAGCTGTAAATACTGTAGAGTTTTTAACAACTCCAGCAGCATCAGGGCCATCGTTAATACAAGCTAACCAGCTTTTGCTAAGATTAGCTTCGAGAGCTCTAGCGACAGTACCACTAGCTAATGCAATAGTTCCTGTTATAGAACCACCACCTATGTAAGTAAATACACAAGTATTAGCAGAGTCGTCAGCCACTATTTTCATAATGTTCTCTGAAGGTATGTAAACTGGATTTGAATCAGCTCCAGTTACTTCTATATGTTTTGCCATAATTTCTATTCTTTTAAATGTTAATAATTAATTATGCTCCTTTAAATAACACGAAGTTATTAGCAGCTTGTGTTACTAAACATCTTTCAGATAAGAAATTAACTCTCATAACATCAAGATCAGAAGTGTAAGCTCCACCTACAGATCCAGTGATCCAAGATTTCATCTTTCTATCTTCAGACTCAGAAGCTCTATATCTCACGTGTAAGAAAGGACGTCTGATGTTTGATCCTAACATTTGATCGTAAACTGTAGTTGTTCCAGCAGGAACCATTACACCATCAATCTCATTAGATAAACCTCTAGTTGTAGCATCGTTTAGATATTTCCAATCAGTTTTGTAGAAGTCATAAGAACCTCTTCTAAAACCTGAAAATCCAAAGTTTAATGCCATGTCACCATCATTCTCAAATAATCCGAAAGAAGCAGCTTGAGTAGAAGCAAATCCACCATTAACAGCAGCGATCATATCGTCGAAATCAAGAGCAGTAGCTCTAGATAAGAATAACATGTTTTCTTCAATAGCACCTTGCTTGTCTAAGTTTTTAAGGATTTCATCGAAATCACCTAAAGCACCAGCGCCAGGAGCAGCAGCTCCAGCAAAACCAGAGTATACGTTACCTCTTGCTTCGATAGCAGCAAATAAACCTTCAGTACCTTTGATGTCTGTAGCAGAAGCGTCTCCAAATCCAGCTCCAAAAGTAACTGTTCCAGTCATTTTTTCACCTTCAACCATTGACATTTCAACATAGTCTTCGAATCTTAATCTAGTTTCAGATTCAGCTTTTAAATACCATAAGTATCCAGACTGACCATCTTCAGTAGCAACTTCGATCCAACCTATTTGAGCAACGTCAGAACCACTTAATTCATAGTTATCTTTAAGGATAATTGGAGAATTCTTGTAAGTAGTTACACCTGGCTCAATAGCTCCAGACATTCCTAAACTTCCTTTTGGAAACTCAGAACCATACACAAACAAGCTGTTAGAACCAGCACCTGTAACAATACCAGCAGGTATGTTAGCGAAAGTACTCTCATAAAGCTCACAATCTAATACATATCCATTAGCGTTGTTAAGAGCAATAACTAAAGCTTTTACAGTTACTAATCCTGTAGCTTTATCAGCAATTAAAATTGTGTTACCAACTCTAACACCTGAAGTTGCAGGATTACCAGCTCCTGGAGTAATAGTAACAAGAATCTTGTTTCCACCACCATTAGTAGCTACTTCAACAGTATCATAAGCTACGTGTAATCTATTTTGTTCAGACCAAATAACTTGATCAGATGTCATTGGCATTTCAGCGCCAACCATTCTCAAGAAACCACCAATAGTTCGGTTTCCGTATCTTTCTACTTCTGCTTCGTAAAGCTCAGGTAGATATTGTTGTGTCCATTGCGAAAAACCAGCCTTCTGAAAATCGATATAATTATCTTGTACAGCTACTTGATTTGGCATTGGAACTATAGAAGCAGGAAAAGACCCGCTAGTTGCAAAACTCATTTTATTTTGTTTTTAGTTGTTGTTATTTTTTTATTTTAAATTTCAACTTAGAACTATCTGCGCCAGTGACAGCTTTCACTTTTAATCCATTAATAAACATATCACCATTAGCTTGTGGCCTTGTTTGATCTGTTATATTTTTAGATTTAGCCATCATATTCTTTACAGCGTCGGCTTTACCTTGCTCATAGAAATGATTAGCAATAGTGTCTGCATTTTCAGCAGCGTAAATAGCTTTGTGATAACCTACAGTATCAACAACTTCACCCTCATTGTTTAAGAACTTCTTAACAAACGTGTTTAAGTTTGACTGTTTTTCTGCAACATCATTAGCATTTCCAACATTGTACCTAAATTTCTTTTCACCTATGTTAAACTCGAAACCTTCGAAGTTATTAGTAAAAAACTCATTAGTTTTTGATTGAAACGTTTTATGACGTTGATCAGCTATTTGTTGTTCTTTGTTGTATCTATTGAAAAAGTCTAATGCTTTTTGTTGGTCCTGAGTTACGCCGGGTCTCAACTTGATCTCGTCGTAGTATTTACTCTTGGTTTCTTCCAAAAAGTTTTTGGCTTTAGCAATTTCTTCTTTAAAGGCGAGTTTCTTTTTCTTTATATCTCGCTCTTCATCCACGTCTTCGTCAAAAGAGAAACTGTCTTCCATTATGAAGTTTATTTCTTCTTGATCTAAATGTGGTTTAGTATTTTTGTAATATTCTCTAAGTAACGAAGTGTCATCTATGTTAGAATAATCTCTATTTAATCTAGCGTAATCTTCAATAGTTCCACCTGTTTCTTCCATAAATGAAACTAGTTTTTCGATGTTTTCAGGTAATGGTTTTCCAGTAACCTTTTCATCTCTTACAGCTTCTTTATACTCTTTCTTAACTTCTTCTACTTCTTTAGCAGCTTCTTCAGTTATTTCAGATATTGGAGATATTACTTCTTTTTCTTCTTTAGCTTCAGTGGTAACGACTTTTTCTTCGTGTGTTTCTCCCACCTCTTTGCCATCTCCGGATGGTTCTTGTACATCCACTTTCTCTGCGCTTGGCTCTTGAATGGCATCTTCTTTTATTTCTTCTTTTACTTCTTCTTTTTTACTTAAATCAACTTTATGTATTTTATTTGATTTAGTTTTTAATGAAGGTTTTTTAAGTTTAACCTTCAAGGGTTTTGTTTCTTCTTTTTCTGACATAATATAATATAATAGTTAATGAAATATTAGGATTAACCTAATAATGGGTTGTCTTGATTTTGTTCAAAATCAGTTGGTAATAAATCGTTTTTTCTTTGGTCTATAAGTTGGCTTTGCTGAGTTGCTTGTATTCTAGTTCTTTCGTCTTTACGATCTTCGATCATTTTTTCTTTAGAATCCATTTGCTCTTTTTCCATTTGCTTTAATTTAATATCATATTGATATTTTAATTCTAGCAACTGTCTATCTATTTCAGCTTTTTGTTGAATTTTATTTATCTCAAATTGAGATTTAGCTTGCTCTACTTGAACTTCTGTTTCAGCTAAAGCTTGTTGTTTTTGCATTTCTGCTAAAGCCGCTTTTTCAGCACTCTCCGCGTTTGCTTGAGCTTGAGCTTGTATATTAGCTTGTTGTGCTTGTTGATCTCTTTTTTGTTTAGCTTTTCTTCTTTGCTTAAGCATTTGATTAGCTAACTTAATGTTTTTAATCTCTCTTAAATCTATAGCGTCTTCTAAGTCAATACCACCGCTTTTTAGAGCTATCTGTATGTTTTGCTCTAAAACTTGCTTTTCTTCTTCATCTGGTTCTAATTCTAAGAATATGCCAAAGTCATGAATATTTAAATCTGATAGTTCATCTAATGTAGCAACGTTATACCTAGATATACTATTTTCCAATGCTTGTCTAGTAAAAGGAAACTGTAATGAATCAGAAACCCTTAACGATACATTCTCACATGTTCTAGAAGTTAAGTAAAGCATTGCTTGTAGTAAATGTCTAGTAGCCGTATTTGAATTAGCAGCAGCTAGTTTTTGTAAACCTACTAAAGCGTTTTTATCTGGAGTAGATCCATCTCTTGCTTCATTTAAGCCGGTTACATCTCTTATTAGCTGTAAGTAGTATTGATAAGTTTGTATCAGTGATTGTATTTTAGCACCGCCTGAACCTGTTTGCAATTCTTGTATTGGAACTTTACCTCTATTTGGATCACCATCTTGAGTTAATGATCTACCTACAATAGAACCTGTTTGAAAATACATATTCAAAGCTTCAGCTGGGTTGTAATTAGTTCCGTTTCCTAAATCTACTTCTGCTAAACCATCCATGTCTAAATAAACACCATCAGGAACTACTCTAGACAATACTTGTTGTATTTTAAGATGCGTTAGCTGAATCATATCAGCAAAACCAGTTATACGGTTAACTAATGAATCTACACGTCCCTTGTACATTCTAGGAGCACATATAGTATAATTCATTTTAACTCTAGTAGTATCAGCAGTTGGCCTAGTCATATGCTCTGCTAATTCCCACTTTAACATCATAGGATGTCCTAGTATTTTTGCTCCACTATAAAGAGTTTCTATAGTTCTAGATACTCTATCAAAGTTGTCATTTTCAGGTGGATTAAATGTATCAGGTTTTTCTAACGCTTTTTCAAGACCTGTGTTAGTTTCTTTAATTTTAAATACTTGATCAGAATAACTTTTATATTCAAAGTATAACACTTGAACAGTTAAGTCATCTTGCTTACCACTCCAGTTTCTTAAATACTCTTGATTACCAGGATACTTCTGTATAGTTTCCATTTCTTGATCTGTTAAGTATGGAAACTGCATTTTTAAATCTGATAATGAAATAGACTTAACTTCTCCAGCGTAATATAAGTCTTCAAAGTTTGGATCTTCTGTATATGAATAAACCAAATTAGCAGGATCTACATAGTCAATAACAACACCTTCAGCTTTATTCCAACTTGTTTTAACAGCACTTATACCTAATATAGTTAAATCTTGACAAAGCCTACGTCTAGTTAAATCATATCTATTTCTATCTAATATGTCATTTATAACCTCCTCTTCAGCTATCTCAACAGACTGCTTGTAATCTAGTTGTAAATGTAATTGTAATTCTTCTTCACTTTCTAAGCCTAATTCTTTACTAGCTTTGCTTTGAACGTCAACACCTAACGTATCTCTTAACTTCTGTATTAGTTCTCTCTCTTGAACATCTCTCATTAGCTCTTTAGCGTAGTCAGTTCTTTTCTTTGTTGAAAAAGGATCTACAGCATAAGCTTTAATTTCATAATTTCTTTGAGACATGCCATTAACTACAATGTCTACAAACTTGGATATAACAGGAACTGGCTTCCAGTCTAAGTTTAGATATGATAAATCACCATTAATAGCTAGTTCATCTTTATACTTTTGAACAGGTTGCTCACCTCTTGCATACAGTCTTAAGCTGTGGTAGTTGTTATAATTAGTTGCGTATCCATTATTACCACGACCATTATTTCTAAACCATTCACCCTCAATCGCTCTACCGACAGCAAGTCCATAATCTAAAGTAGCTTTCTCTGCGTCAGGTACCACCTGATCCGGGAATGAACTATTATTAGTAGTATAAATCATCTATTTATTTTATTATTTTTGAAGTTACCCCATCATTGTTATATCTTTTAATACCTAAACTAATAGGTTGATATTTTCTTTCAGGATTAGGTCTGTATCTATTTTTGTTACAAGCCATTATAGCTAAACCAGAGCTTATAGTAGCATCGAACTTAGTTCTGTTATTAATATTAAACCTTCCCCAGTCTTCTAGGGTTTTTTGAAAGTACATATCTCCATAACCTTCTTGAAGTATACCTATGTATTGTTCTATATAAGATTCAATTGCAGCAGCATGTGCTTGTTTAATGTCTTCACTTGAATTAGGTATTCCACCTATTTCTTTTTCTGTTGTAGAGAGTTTATTCCAAATTTTATCAGGACGATTCATTGAAAAACCTCTATAACCTCTACGCTTAAAGTAGTATAGTAATCTTGGTTTGTTATTCTCAGCAAGTATAGGCATACCGTAAAATACACAAGCCATCAACACGTCTTCAAAGAATATCTCAGCTGTTTGAGGTCTTGATATATATTCTAAAAAGAAATGATTAGGCGGCGCATCTTCCATGCTAAACTTTGTTAATCCATGTAAAGCACCATTAGATCCTTTACCATCAACAGTGCCTGATATATCGTAACTATCACAACCAAAAGCTCCAATGTGTTCGTTTCCAGGACTCTTAAGCCCATTATTTACTATCACTCGATTTTGTAAGTTTTTAGGTGGTACCCAAGATATTAAAAACCTACCATCTTTATTAGGTATAAAAGAAACTCTTGTATCCTTAATACCATTTTCCCACATAAAGCTTCCTCTAGTTACAGAAGATACATTATTCATTTCAAGATTATAATCTATTTGTTGATATATCTTAGTTAAGTTAAATAATGTATTTTTAGCTTCGTCTCTGAATGCGTGAGCTTCAGTTCTTGGAAACTGTCTATAGTATTCGTTTAATCCGTCTGTGTCGTCTTTAAGTCCATCAACTTCGTTTTCCCAGTGCTCAATAACTCCGATTGTAATTGGTTCACCATCAACTCCTTTGACTGGACTCTTTTGTCTAGTGAAGACAGGAAGTCCAAAAGTATCCATGAATCCTTCGTAGTTCCATTCCATAGGGATGAAAAGAGAGTAGAGGCCAGAAGATGTTTGTCCGTTTCTATTTCTTTTAGTAACGTCTGAATTGTAGTATAATTTTTTGAAGTTGTCTCCACCTTTATCTAAAGCATTTGAAGTTGAGCCCATCATACACTTACCTACGATCCTTGATCCTAGTCTTAATGTAGTTTTTGTAACTCTCCAGTTATTTAATATATTATCAGGTCTTTCCCATTTACCACTTTCATCATGAGCTAATAATTTTAGCTTTTCACCATCGTAAGAGTTGTCACCCGTATTTTTCCAGTCAATAGTTGTATCAAGTCCTTCTAATTCCCTAAGCTGTTCATTTGATTCAAGCTTTCTTCTAGTAAGCTTTGATGCCGGAACACGATATGCCAATTCAGTTTTTGGCCGGTCCATACCATCTTGAATGGGTTTAAAGAAGAACGGGTAGTTGACTGATATGGGTACAACTTTATCTGTAAACATTTTTTTGGCATCTGAACCAGACTTGGACAATATACCGAATCTAGCGTCGGAAGATATCGTAGCTTGGTTAACAAGTTCCGCGCTTGACATAAAAGAGAATCCAGATCGTCTGTTTTTAAGGTAGCACATTCCGTAACATCTTGTATCTGCTTTACATGCTTCCCAAAATATAAAGAAGAGTCTATTTGCTTCTCTATAGTCTGGTGCTCCAATATCGATCTTTGACCATTGGAGGTACATGTAATGAGTACCAGTAATGTAATTAGCCACGCCGTTATTGTAAAACCAATAACCATTTTCTCGCCTTTTGAATTCTTCGTCGATGTAGTCATACCACTTTTCTTTAAATTCAGCTGGATATTTTTCCCAGTCAAATCTACTTTTAATTTTACTTAGCTCTTTTGGGTAGTCTTGTCTTTCCCAATACTGTTCCGCTTTTTTATCGCTTCGTTTAAACGGTTCATCTGCTGCCGGTAAAGCAATCCTGAGATCCTGTATTTCAATGATTTGTCCAATTTTTCCAGTTTTGCTTATTACTATAAAATCATAATCAGAGTTATAACCATACTCCCATTTTTTAAATCTATTGTTTTTAGCTAATATCTTAGGATTTACAACGTCCTTAATCTCTTTCCAAAGCGTTTGCTTGTAATTCACTTACTTCTCCCTTCTGCAAAACCTCTAAAAGATTTTTGTTCTTTAACTTCCTTTGGCTTTTCATTTAGTATATCTTCCTCTTGTTGAATACGATTAAGTATTTCAAAAGCGTCAAATATAGCTAACTTTTTAGTAGCGGCAGCATTCTTTAATCTATCAGCGCTTACATCGTCGTCTGAGTCTACAATCTTTTCTTTTGCTACTTTTATAAGTTCCTCAACTGCTTTTTGCCCAGCTTGGATTATTTTCTTCTTCGTTTCCTTGGTATTCATGAGTTAAAGCTATATCATTTGATTTCATACAATAAAGTCGTTCACC